GAGCGGCCCAAGCCAGCGGAGCAGGTTGCAATGGAGTTGGGCGAATGAAAAACCCGCCACCCTTGTCGGGCAGCGGGCTTGACTTTGCGCTCGGGGCGCGTAGAGTGGGAACTGCGAGATTCCAAGGCTGACTATAGTCCATTGCCTTGGATGCCGTCAATGCCTTTTGGAGTGGATGAATGACCGACATTCCCTACATGAAACTATGGATACCGGATTTTCTTAGCAAAACCCGCCATCTGACAATCCAAGAGCGCGGCGCTTATCTGTGCTTGCTGATGGAAGCATGGATAACGCCTGGCTGCTCACTGCCGGATGATGCGCTATGGATTAGGCGTCACCTAGGCGTTAGCGCCGACGAATATGCCGAATTCGTGAAGCCGGTAATTGATGAATTCTGGACAAAAGAAGATCACAGAATACACCAGAAGCGCCAGCGCGTAGAGTTTGAGGACGCGATCCACCGCTCGGAAATGGCCAAAAAAGCCATAAACACGCGCTGGCATGGCCGAAAGGTTATCCCATTGAAAACATAGGGGCGGCCCCCATACGGGCGTAATACGGACGCTATACGGACGTAATACCAGCTATAGCTACAGCCACAGCTACAGAAGGTGCTTAGAGATAAGTAAGAATCCACAGCCCAAATGTTGTAGACTACACGCGAGGAACACATGAAAAATCTGACAAGCGTCATTGAAACCAAATCCAGGATATCGGCCTCGGCTGTCGATGCTGCGGCAGAGTTCGGCGAGTTTGCGGCCGGCGACGATGTAACTGGCTTTGTGATGATCTGGATAACCCGCGCCGGGACGGTAAAAACGCGGTGTGCATTTGATCGGCGGCTTGAACTGTTGGGGGCGGTTGACGCGGCTAAACAAACGGTTTGGGATTCCTAGCTGACGACTCGCGCTGCCAGTCGCAACGCCTTCTTGTTCTCGGCCTCTTGCTTTGTAAATGTGGACGTAGCGGGAAAAGATTGGTATGGTGGGGTATGAGTTCATCCGGGTTGCTTAAATATGGTGGTTTGGCGTCGGCGGTTATGGCAATCGCCGGATTGGCTGCGTTGGTGGGGTTCAAAGCGGATCGCCCGGCATGGTCCAGCGATATCGTCGCAATACGGACGGAATTCGAGGGTGGGTTGCAGATTGCGCAGGCTACCGCAGAGGACGCACAACGGCGCTCAGTTTCCCAGGCACTCAGGCTCAACGATATCCGGACGGGCGAAAACCAACAGGCAATATTCGATATGGTATCCAAAGGCCAGCAGGTGCCATCGTTCCTGCGCGAGCTAGAGGCCGATCTAAAGCGCGAGCGCCGCGACTTGGACGCAATATGGAAGGAACTAACGCAATGAGCAATCGCGACGTTGAAGACGGACTACGGCAGGCAGAAACCGCGTTCATGGAATTGGCGGCTATGGCGACTAATGATCTGTCTACAAATCACAAGGAAAACTATTCTGCACATTATCGATTTGATAGCGGATTGCACCTCGCGGTTTCGGCTGGGCGGGAAACGGTAAAGCACTGATGCAACCCCCGAACAAAACCTATAACGAGGTCATTGCGGTTGCCAATATATCCGACAAATCACGCGACGAGCTAATTCGCAGCATGGCGCAATCGGTCAAAAACGACGCAAGAGCGATCGAATACCGCGACGAGGTGCAGTGATGCCAAAACTGAAGGGAAAACAGCCCGGTTTCCAGATGGGCGCTGAGCATAGAGGTAAGATTGCAAACAGTCTTATCCTCAGCAACTTAATTCGGCACTGCCTGGGGGAGTGGGATATGAGCCAAACTCAGGTAACAGCCAGTCTTGGTTTGCTTAAAAAAGTCATGCCCGATGTGTCGCAAGTGGATATCAATGCCCTGATGACGCATGATCTAACCGACCCCATGATAAAGATATTCGCGGAAATAGCGGCCAATGGCAAACGCATCGGAAAAGATTGAACAACTGTGCGATCCGTTCTGGCGGTTAAACCGCTTGTATTGGATCGTGAACAAGCAAGGCCAGCGGGTGCTGTTCAAAATGAACGAGTCGCAGGTTGAGGTTTCCAAAGGCCTGCATGGCCGCGATATCATCCTGAAAGCCCGCCAGCGCGGCATAACAACGCTAATGTGCCTTATTGCGCTAGATGAATGCCTATTCAACCCCGACTGGTCGGCGGCTATCATTGCACATAGGCTGACCGATGCGCAGGCGATATTCGCCACCAAGGTAAAGTTCCCTTACGATAACATGCCGGAAACCCTGAAGCTGAAGACGGTGCGGGATTCCGCTGACGCGCTCCATTTCAGCAACGGCAGTAGCCTGAGCGTTACGACAAGCGCCCGCTCGGGAACGCTCCAGCGATTGCATATCTCCGAGTTCGGAAAGATTTGCAGCCAGTTCCCCAGCAAGGCTAGAGAGATTGTCACCGGATCATTCCCCGCCGCCGAGAACGGGAACATCACCATTGAAAGCACAGCAGAGGGCCAAGAGGGCAAGTTCTACGATATGACGGCGAAGGCCATGAGCGGCACAACGCGCAGCCCAAAGGATTGGAAGTTTCATTTCATCCCCTGGTACACCGATCCGGGATACATCGCCGATCCGTCGCTGGTGGTGGTATCGGCAGAGGATGAGCGGTATTTCGAGAGGGTCGAGGCCGACACTGGCGTAACACTATCGCCAGAGCAGCGGGCGTGGTATGTGCTGACTGAGCGTGAGCAGGGCGCAGACATGAAACGTGAATACCCAGCCACACCAGATGAGGCATTCGAGCAGGCTATCGAGGGCGCATACTTTGAGCGCCAGATTGCCCACGCTCAGAAGCACGGGCAAATAGGGGAGTTTGGCTATGATCCTAAATATCCGGTTAATACATTTTGGGATTTGGGACGTAATGACTTCAACGTTCTCTGGCTGCATCAGTCGATCAGGGGCCGGAACCGTTTCATTGCCTACTATGAGAATTCCGGCGAGTACATCGCCCACTATATCCGCTGGCTGCGGGAATGGGGGCGTGATAAGGATGCTGAGTGGGGTATCCACTACTGGCCGCATGACGGCAACCGGCAAGACCTGTTTCTCGAACACGGCCGGTTGAAGGTTGTAGAGGATATGAGCTTTAAACCTAAAATCGTGGACAGAGTGAAGGAAAAGGGGCAAGCTATCGAAGCGGCGCGCAACGTGTTCCCAAGCTGTGACTTCGATGAGGCCGGCTGTGCGCTGGGCTTGAAGCGGTTGAGGCAGTACCGCAAGGACTGGGATGAGCAGCGCGGGGTTTGGCGTGATAGCCCGCGCCACGATGACAACAGCCACGGGGCCGACGGGTTTATGACATTTGCTACCGGATGGAAGGCACCGCATAAAATGACGAAGCTAGAATATCCGCCACTCGCCAACATCGCCTGAAGGATTGACGCATGACACCTGAAGAACTTGAAGCCTCAATCTCACGGCAGATCAATCAGGCCACCGGCGCGGTTGGCGATGAAATCAGTTCGTCGCGCGCCAATTCGTTCGAGCGATACATGGGCGAGCTATACGGCGATGAAACGGAAAATCGTTCGTCGGTGGTATCGTCTGACGTGTCGGATACGATTGAATGGATCATGCCCGAACTGATGGAAATCTTCACGGGCGGCGACAAGGTTGTGAGCTTTGAGCCTGAAGGCCCGGAGGACGAGGAGCTTGCCGAGCAGGAAACGGACACTGTAAATTTCGTGTTCAGTCGAAAGAACGACGGCTTCATGGTGCTTTATAATTTTATTAAGGACGGGCTGATTCAGAAGAACGGCTATGTAAAGCGTTATTGGAGCGTGAAGGACAAAATCACGACGGAGGAATACGAGGGTGTTTCGGTTGTTCAATGGGCGCAGATGCAAGCGGACTGGGAATCTAAGGGCGTCGAAGTTGAGATACTGAGGGAAGATATAGAGGGACTTGAAGATGCTGAAGAGGCTGACGCCGATGATATGCAGCCCGCGCCGGCCAATCCGATGGCTGAAATCGTGTCGGCTTTTATGGAGCCGTCGCTTTCTGTTGAGGTTCGGCTAACCCGGACGGAGGAGCGCGAGATTATCGAATCCGTGCCGCCCGAGGAAATGCTGGTATCGCCGCGGTGGAACAAGGTGAGCCTGGATGATTGCCCGTTCATAGCGCATCGGCGCTCGATGATGGTTACAGAATTGGTTGAAATGGGTTACGAGGAAGAACAGATTAAGAGCTTGCCGGACTATGCCGACGACGAAATGTCGGAGGAAAAGATTGACAGGTTCTCTAGCCGTGGTTCCAGTGAATTTGACCAGCGCGAGGAAAACGACGAGGCCACGCGGCAGGTGCTTGTACATGAATGCTACATGCTGGTGGACTACGACGACGATGGTCGGGCCGAGCGCCGCAAGATCATGGTGGGCGGTGCCGAAGGTCAAATCCTACGGTGGGCCGATGGCGGCAAGGACGATAACGACGAAGTGGAGGTGCAGCCGTTTAGTTCCTGGACGCCCGTACCCATTCCCCATCGGCATTACGGCCGTGGTGTTGCCGAGTTGGTCGAGGACTTGCAGCGGATCAAGACGGTGCTGTTCCGGCAAATGCTGGACAACATCTATTTGACGAACAACGTTACCCGAGAGATTGCAGAAGGCGGAATGGGTGAAAGCACGTTGTCGGACTTGCTGCATGATCGGCCCGGCAAGATTTTGCGCACGGCGCAGCCTGGGCATTATTTCGAGCACGCGCCGCCGTCGATCATGGCCGCAATTCTCCCCGCGATTGAATATGTGGACACGGTGCGCGAGAATCGAACGGGCGTCACCCGGTACAATCAGGGGTTGGACTCCAACAGCCTGAACAAAACGGCCTCCGGTATGCAGAAGATTATGAACGCCAGCATGAAGAAGCTGGCGCTGTATGCCCGTATTTTTGCCGAGACTGGCCTGAAACATCTGATGATGGGCATTCATGGCGATATGCGGCGGAACGCTTCAAAGGCCATCACGGTTAAACTACGCAATAATTATGTAGAAGTCGACCCCCGTTCATGGCAAGATCGTTCCGATATGACGGTGAACGTCGGCGCTGGTACGATTGACAAGGAAATGCGGTTGGGCCTGTTGCAGAAAATCATTGACGAGCAGAAGGCGCACTTGATGCAGGGTTCGCCGCTTGTAACGATGGGCAACCTTTACAATTCGTATGAACGGTTTGTAACGACTGCGGGCCTGAAAAACCCGGAGGAATTCTTTGTGAACCCGGCCAAGCCGACCAATGAGCCGCCGAAGCAGGACGCGCCACCGCCGCCCGATCCGCAGGCCGAGGCGTTTATCAAGGTTGAGGGCATGAAGGCGCAGCAGCGCCAGCAGGAAGCCGAGCAAAAGATGCAGCTTGATATGGTCAAGCTCCGGATGGAGGACGACCGCGAGCGGGACAAGACGAACATGGACTACGCTCTGCGAGTTGCGGAGATGAACGCGAAGGGTATCACGGCGATTACCTTGGCTTCATTGCAAGAATCTGCTAAACAGGCTGCAATGCTGAACCAGCCGCCCACGAACGGGAGTGGAGTATGACAACCGACCCCCACATTGGCGAACGAATGGCCCGAGGCGCGCGAGTTCGCGAGCTTAGTCAATCGGCCATGTTTCAGGAGGCGGTGAAGGAAGTTGACGGGTTCTATCGCGAGGCGTTGTTCAAAACGACGCTGGAGGCTTCGGCCAAGCGCGAGGAACTGTTCATGGAATACCATGCGTTAAAGCGCGTATTGGTTAGACTGAATTCCTGGCAACAGGATGGTGAGGTCGCGC